AAGGCAAAAGCAATATCTGCAAGGAATAAATCAAAATGATGAACGAATTACCTACCACCGACGTATCGGCTATGGAGCCGATGGACGATACCGAGCTAGAGGCGATCATTGGCCAGGACCTGACCGATGCCGTTAGCTACATAGACTCCGACATATCTCCCATCCGCGCGCGCGGTACTGAGTATTACCGTGGCGACAAGTTTGGAAACGAGGAGGAGGGACGCAGCCAGGTGGTGGCTATGGAGGTTCGGGACACTGTCTCGGCCATGATGCCTAGCCTGATGCGAGTTTTCTTCTCCAGCGAGAACGTGGTGGAGTTTGTGCCAGAGGGTCCCGAGGACGTGGCATTTGCCAAGCAGGCCACCGACTACGCGAACTTTGTATTTAACTCGGACAACAACGGGTTTATGACTACCTACGCCATCTTTAAGGATAGCCTGGTGCGTAAGTGCGGGATTGCTAAGTATTGGTGGGAGGAGACAGAAACTGTCCGCATTGAGGAATATTCTGGCTTAGATGACCAGACATTGCAGATACTTGCGCAAGAGGATGCCGAGGTCAAGATTGTCGTCAGCTACCCAGACCCCGAGGCTATGCAGGCAATGCAGGGGATGGCGCCACAGGTTGACCCAGCTACTGGACAGCCGATGCCTATGCCGCCACCTCCAATGATCCACGACGTGCAGATCAAGCGCGTGATGAAGGATGGTCGCATCAAGGTTATGGCAGTGCCACCGGAGGAGCTGCTACTTGACCGGCGCGCCAGGTCTTTTGATGATGCTGGGATCATTGCCCACCGCATGATGGCCACAGTGCAGGAACTGGTGGAGATGGGCTACGACGAGGACGAGGTACGCGACAACATCACGTCCACTGATTTAGAGAGCAACCAGGAGTACCTGGCGCGCCAGCCGCTGTCTACTACGTTTGGCATGAACGATAGCAATAACCCTATGCAAATGCGCGTCTTGTACATTGAGGCGTACTCGCGCATCGACTACGACGGAGACGGCATTGCAGAGCTGCGCAAGATTTGCTGCATTGGCTCTGGCTACAAGGTAGTACGCAACCTGCCAGCGTCCTATATCCCGTTTGTTGACTTTCCCTGCGACCCCGAGCCGCACACTAGCCCATTGGAGGCGATGTCTATTTTTGACATCACGCACGATATTCAAGAGATTAAGTCAGAGATTCTGCGCAATACGCTCGATTCCCTGGCGCAATCCATCCATCCGCGCACTGCGGTGGTCGAGGGCATGGTCAACATGGACGACGTGCTCAATAACGAAACTGGCGCCGTTATTCGTATGCGTCAACCTGGGATGGTGCAGCCGTTTAGCAATCCATTCGTTGGCCAGGCAGCTTTTCCCATGATTGACTACATGGACCAGATGCGCGAAAACCGCACCGGCATGAGCAAGGCCGCGATGGGCTTGGATGCCGACGCCTTGCAGTCGAGCACCAAGGCCGCGGTGGCCGCCACCATAAGCGCAAGCCAGGGAAGGATTGAGCTTACTGCGCGAATAATGGCCGAGGGCATGAAAAAGCTATTTAAGGGCATCTTGTTCTTGCTGGTGACGCACCAGGACAAGCCTCGGATGATTCGTTTGAGTAACCAGTTTGTGCAGATGGACCCACGCGCGTGGAATTCAGCGATGGACGTACACATCAACATTGGCCTGGGCAACGGCGACACAAACGAGCGCATCCAGGCTCTGATGATGATCCTGGCCAAGCAGCAGGAGGCTTTGACCCAGCTAGGCCCACAGAACCCGCTGGTGACCCCGTCTCAGTATTCCCATACCCTGCGCCAGATCGTGGCACTGTCTGGGTTTAAGGATACGTCTCAGTATTTCAATGACGTGCCTGCCGACTACCAACCGCCAGCGCCACCAGCTCCCAAGCCTACTCCAGAGGAGGTATTGGCGCAGGTACAAGCCAAGTCTATCGAGGCAGATATCCAGAAGAAAGCTGCCGAGCTAGAGCTAAAGCGCCAGCAGATGATGCGCGATGATGACTACCGGCGCGATGCCTTGGCGCAAGAGTTGTACTTAAAAAAATACGAACTTGAGTTAAAGTACAACGCACAGATTTCTACGGCTGAGATTGAAGCACAGCAAAGTCTTAACCGAGAAGCAATGCAGCAGCAGACTACCCTGGCACAAGCCCAGATGTCAGCGGCTGCGCCCATCAACCAATTTGGAATGGCATAAATGGAGAACGAAGAACTTGTACGCAAGGGCCGAAAGGCTGGCCAGTTGCTGGAGGATGAAACCTTCAACATGGCAATCAACAAAATGGAAAACGACCAACTCTGGTACTTTCGGTCAACGAAACCAGAGGAGTCAGCCAAGCGAGAGATCGCCTGGTCCATGCTAAAGGCAATCGATAACCTAAAGATCGAACTGCAAAAGATTGTTGACAACGCAAAGGTAGCGCAGCGCGCTATCGAGCGAGCGAATAAGTAGAGGACATTTATGCAACAAGCACAAACGGGTTCTGCGGGACCCATGAATCTGGACCAAGCGGCCCAGGCACTCTCAGCAATACTGCCCGATGAGGGAGAACAGTCAATTGATGAGACGTTGGACGATTCGCTGGAAGGCGATTCGGCGGCGCCAGCCGATACATCACTGGAAGATGCAGACGCAGACAGTGAAGTAACGGATGGCGAACAGTTAGAGGAAAGTGAAGATTCCGAGGAAGAAAAGCCGGATCAGACCTTTACCGTCCGAGTTGACGGGACAGAGGTTACTGTAACCCTGGACGAACTTCAGAAGGGATATTCGCGGACTCAGGACTACACGCGAAAGACTCAGCAAATTGCCGAAATTCGACGTCAAGTCGAGTCGGAAGCCGAGGCTATTCGTGCCGAGCGCAGTCAGTACGCTCAGTTGTTAGGAGCATTGGAGTCTCAGGTTCAGCAAGCCGCAGAGCCTAATATCGATTGGGATCGCCTCTACCAAGAGGACCCCATCGAGTGGGTGCGGCAGAAAGAGGTGATGCGTGAAAACCAAGCAAAGTCGCAGGCTATTCAATTTGAGCAGCAGCGTCTTATGCAGATTTCACAGCAGGAGCAAGCTCAACAGATGCAATCATTTTTGGCGCAGCAGCGGGATGAATTGCTGAAGGTTTTGCCTGATTGGAAGGACCCAAACAAGGCGAAAAAAGAGAAGGAATTGCTCATTGACTTTGGCCAAAAGGCTGGGTTTAGCGCCGATGAACTGAAGAACATATTCGACCACCGTGTCGTTAACGTGCTGCGTAAAGCAGCGCTGTACGAACAGATGATGTCCAAGCGGACAAACATCAAGCCGGTGACGAACAATGGTCCACGTCCTGCCAAGCCAGGTGCAGCAGGCCGTGTCTCCACGACAAATGAAGCTACTCGCGCAAAACAGCGTCTTGCAAAAAGCGGTCGCGTCAACGACGCGGCTTCCGCAATTGAACTTTTATTAAAGTGAGTAAATCATGGCAATCGTAACTAACACATTCACCACCTTTGATGCTAAAGGTATCCGTGAAGATTTGAGCAATATTATTACCAATATTGCACCGGAAGAAACTCCATACATGAGCAACATCGGCCGCGAGTCGGTCAGCAATTCTCTGTATGAATGGCAAACCGATACCCTGGCAGCAGCCGCCGCCAACAAACAGCTAGAGGGTGATGACGTGTCGTCATTCGATGCTGTTGTTGCTACTGTGCGTCTGCAAAACTACGCTCAAATTTCGCGCAAGACTATCGTCCTGTCCGCAACTGAGGAAGTGGTTAACAAGGCAGGTCGCCGTTCTGAGTTGGCTTATCAGATCGCCAAGCGCGGTTCTGAGTTGAAGCGTGACCAAGAGTTTTCCATGCTCAATGGTGCAGTTGCTGCCGCTGGTAGCACTAGCGTCGCGCGCGGTACTGCTTCTCTTGGTGCGTTTATCAAGACCAACGTAGATAAGGCGAGTGACGGCACTAACCCATCGTATACAACGCTGCCTAACAGCGCCCGTACTGATGGCACGGTGCGTACCTTCACCGAGACAATTTTGAAGAACGTCATCCAGCAAGTCTGGGCCGCTGGCGGTACTCCAAAAATCTTGATGGTTGGTCCTATTAACAAGCAGCGCGTCTCTGGTTTCTCCGGTATTGCTTCTGCACGTTACAACCTTAATGGTGGTGATCGTCCTGCAACTATCGTGGGGGCGGCAGATTTATACGTCAGCGACTTCGGCCAGGTGGCAATTGTTCCCAACAGGTTCCAACGTGAGCGTGATGCCTGGGTGATTGATCCTGAGTACGCAAAGATGACTACCCTGCGTCCTTACCAGCAGATTGAGCTGGCTAAGACCGGCGACGCTGAAAAGCGTATGCTGATCGTAGAGTGGGGCCACAAGGTCTTGGCTGAGAATGCCCACGGCCTGGCTGCTGACCTGATTACTTCGTAATCAAGCATGGAAGGGATCAGGGAAACCTGGTCCCTTTTTTAAATGAGCGAATCAAAAATATTTGACACAAATTCAGACCTTGGGATTACTCGGACGTGGCACTACGACGAGGAAACCGACAAGGCGACCATACAGACAAGTCAAGATGTCACGGCGATCATTGAAGAAAACCGCAGCATTTACAACCAGGGCGAGAAGCACGACAAGTATGGAGAGTGGAGCCGCGTGGCGTCCATACCATTGAGCGTGTATTTCAAGCTCAAGGCGGAGGGTAAGTTGGACGACCAAGCGTACATGAAAAGATTTTTAAACGACCCTGACAATCGCTATTTCAGAACACGCCCAGGACAAGTATGAACTATGTAGCAGTCTGCACGCCAGCGCGTGATATGGTCCACACAAACTTCACCTACTGCCTGGTGAACATGGTGGCGTATCACACTATCAATACTACCGATGCCGTATCTCTTAAGATCATGCAGGGTACGCTGATACAAAACCAGCGAGCTGATTTAGCGCTGGACGCGATGGCCGAGGGTTGCACGCACATCTTGTTTATTGATTCTGATATGACGTTCCCGCAGGACATGGTTGGCCGGTTGATCAAGCACGACCTGGACATTGTGGCCACCAACTGCGCCAGGCGCCGTATGCCTACCGGACCCACTGCGCAGAACTACAAGCCTGACGGGACCAGGGAGTTGGTGTACACCATGCCTGAGAGCACCGGCATTGAGGAGGTTGGCTCCATAGGCATGGGTGTGATGCTAATTAAGCGCAACGTCTTTGAGAAGCTGTCAGAGCCTTGGTTTGAGACGCCGTGGCGTCCCAAGGAGCGCGGCTACATTGGCGAGGATATTTTCTTCTGCCGCAAAGCGCAGGAGGCAGGGTTTAAAATCCACATTGACCATGACGTGAGCAAAGAGATTGGTCACATTGGAACGTTTGAATTCAAGCACGACCATACATGGGTGATGCGCGAGCTTGAGGAACAGGAAAAGGCAACGTAATGGCTCTGACAACGTACACGGAGTTAAAGACATCAATCGGTGATTGGCTTAACCGCACCGATTTAACGTCTGCCATTGCCGACTTCATATCCCTGGCAGAGGCGCAGATTGAGCGCCAGCTGCGCACCAGGCAGATGATTACCAGGTCTAACGCTAATTTCTCTACTGAGTACGGCGCCGTTCCTAGTGATTTCTTAGAGACAAAGTCACTCAAGTTGACAAGCACAAATCCCGTCACGCCATTGGTATTCCAGACAATTGATGCTTTGGACGATCTGTCCAGGACATTTTCTTACCCGTCGCGTCCTAAATACTTTGGCATTGTCGGTGGCCAGATTAGGCTAGTGCCTACCCCAGATACAACGTACACCACTGAGCTGGTGTATTACGCCAAATTGACCAAATTGTCATCCACAGTATCAACTAACTGGTTGCTGACATCTAGCCCCGATATCTACCTGTACGGCAGCCTGTTGCAGGCCGCGCCATACTTGCAAGATGATGCGAGAATACCCGTATGGTCTAGCCTGTACGACAGGGCATTGACTGATGTTCAGACAGCGGATGATCGTGGCTCTACATCCGGTGGCGCTATGGCTGCACGCGCAAGGAGCTTTGGATGATTGTTACGACTACCAAGGGCGATATGGATGACTCTCTGCTGGTGAAGCAAGAGGGCGCTATGGAGAACGATAACGAGCTGACCAGTTGGACTGAATACTGGTTAGATGGGGAGCTGGTCCACAGATCGGTTCATGTACTGTTAAAAAAGAACGTCACGGCAGAGGGTGTCGCGGCGATGATTGGATAGGAATATATATGGCCAATACGCAAGCACTCTGCACATCTTTCAAGGTTGATCTGTTGAATGCGGTTCATGCGTTTAACGGCACTGGAGTGCCTGCGCATACCGTATCCACAGCAGACAGTTTCAAGGCTGCCCTGTATCTGGCCAGCGCCACTATAAACGCCACTACAACGGCCTACAGCGCCACCGGAGAGGTGAGTGGCACTGGATATACAGCCGGAGGTGTTGCGGTCACGTTTGGCACTGCCCCGTCATCCACAAGCACCACAGCATTTATCACTCCCAGCGCGAGCATTGTCTTTAGCGGCGTCACGCTGGCTACGGCATTTGATGCTGTGCTCCTCTATAACTCAAGCCAGAGCAACAAGGCAGTCAGCGTGCATACCTTTGGGTCACAGACAGTGACCGCTGGTACGTTTACCCTGACCATGCCCACCAATGACTCCAGCACCGGCCTGATTCGGCTGGCATAACCTGGGGGCAGCGATATGGCTGCATATGGCTCTGGCTATTACGGTCTGGGCGTCTATGGCATAGGCAATGTCGTTGTCAGCGGTAACCAGGCAACTGGCGCCGTTGGCACATTGCTTGTCAACATATCCGAGCAAGAGGACGGCGTAGTTGCCACCGGCAACGTAGGCAGTGTCACCACGTCCAGGACGGTGGCCATCACCGGCAACGCGGCCACCCTGTCCGCTGGTTCGGTTGCGGTATCCAGCACCAACGTTGTTACTGGTAACTCTGCAACCCTATCACCTGGCACTGTTGCTCTTGCTAGGGCGGTGGATGTATCGGGTAATTCTTTAAGCGCTGACGTTGGGACTGTATCTCGCGGCAATACTTCGTTTGCTCTGAGTGGTAATGCGTCCACCTTGTCCGCTGGGACAATGACGGGTGAGGTATCTACATTCCAGGCTATTACCGGCGTGGGCGCGTCATCCAATGTTGGTAGCGTCACAAACAGCGTTTCGGTGGCGATAATTGGGGTAAGTGCTACTGGTTCTGTTGGCACTATATTGGGCTTTGGGTGGGGTGCTACACCGGACACATCCGAAACCTGGTCAGGTCAGTCAGACACATCTCAATCCTGGTCAGCGATTTCGGATACATCCGAGAGCTGGACACCAGGCACAGACACTTCAGAATCATGGACAGCAATTTCAGATAACTCGGAAACTTGGCAAGCAATTGCATAGGAGCAAATCATGGCAGATACGACAACGACCAACCTACTACTCACCAAGCCAGAGGTAGGCGCTTCAACCGATACCTGGGGTACAAAGATTAATACTGATCTTGACTCTGTTGATGCGGTATTTACCGCTGGTGGCACAGGTACATCAGTCGGCCTAAATGTCGGCGCTGGCAAGACGCTGGCGGTGGCGGGGACGCTGACAAGCACCGGCAGTTCATCCTTTTCTGCTAACCCAACATTCTCCGGCGGCACAGCCAACGGGGTAGCCTACCTTAACGCCAGCAAGGTACTGACTACTGGTAGTGCGCTGACGTTTAACGGTACTGCTTTAGGGGTAACAGCAACCCTAAATATAAATTCAAGCAATAACATTCAATTAAATGGCGGTTCCGGAAAATTATATTTTGGCGATTCAACTTCAAATTATTACCCATATATAACAAGTCCTTCTGCTGACACAATCGGATTTAATTTAAATTCTGGCTCCGAACAAATGCGCCTGACCAGCACAGGGTTGGGTATTGGTACAAGTTCGCCGAATTACAAGCTAGAAGTTGCGGGAACATCGGCAACTGTCACAATTAGCGCCAACAACTCAAGCGCATCTTCAACTTCTACTTTGCTGTTTAGAAACGCTGACGGGAATGGAGCCTTTCGTAATGTGGCATCCGTAGACGGCGCAACAGCCGGTAATGGTGGATACGGCAATCTTGTGTTTAGCACGGCGTTTAACAACACCAATACGGAGAGGGCTAGGATCGACTCCAGCGGTAACTTGGGCTTGGGGGTTACTCCTAGTGCTTGGGGGCAGTCTGGAACACTTCAGGCCATACAAATCAAGAACACAGCTTTTGCAGGTTCTGGAACTAACGCATACTGGGGGTCAAACTGGTTTGGTGGTGGCTTTGATAAGTACATAACAACCGCCGCTGCATCACTTGCTGTTCAAACAGGTGGGCAACACATTTGGTACAACGCCCCATCAGGCACAGCAGGAAACGCCATTACCTTTACTCAGGCGATGACGCTGGATGCCAGCGGTAACTTGCTGGTGGGGACTACGAGTTACGCTGGTGTTGGTGTATCAATAGCTGACGCTGATAACAATGGTGGTTCATATAGTAATTCAGCCTCTACATCAACTAGAAATCATTGGAGATTTGCAAATCCTAACGGTGTTGTTGGTTCCATTCAAACAAGTGCTTCAGTAACTTTATATAACACTACGTCAGACTACCGCTTAAAAACTGTTGTTGGTGCTATATCTGGTTCTGGTAATCGCATTGATGCTTTGCAACCTGTTGAGTACACATGGAATGTCAACGGAGAACGCACTCGCGGTTTCTTGGCTCACCAATTCCAAGAGGTCTATGCAGGAAGCGTTAGCGGAACTAAAGACGCAGTGGATGCTGATGGAAATCCTATTTACCAATCAATGCAAGCAGGAACTTCTGAAGTAATTGCAGACCTTGTTGCTGAAATCCAATCACTTCGTAAACGCCTCACGGCACTTGAATTAACCTAAAGGAAATATCATGACTACTACTTGGAAAATCACTCAATGTGACCGCCTCACCGCAGACGGTTTCATCACCACGGCGCATTGGACTGTAAACGCTGTTGACGGTGACTACACCGCCGGTTCATACGGCACTTGCGGCTTTGCTGCTGCGACCCCTGCTATCCCCTATGCCAGCGTGACTGAGGCTGAAGTGCTTAACTGGTGCTGGGCTAACGGCGTGGACAAGGACGCAACAGAGGCAAGCCTTGCTGCCAACATTGCAGCGCAAAAGGCTCCAGTGACTGCAACAGGAGTACCGTGGTAATGGACAAACCAGAAATCGACCCTGTACGCTACGGAGTCCTTTGGCAGAAGGTCCAGGACTACGAGCGCCGGTTTGACGAGATGAGCGCCAAGATTGACAAGATGGAAACGTCCATTGATAAGCTGGTGGCCATGGCTAACCAGGGCAAGGGTGGTTTCTGGATGGGCATGGTTATCGTGTCTGCCGTCGGAAGTCTTATCGGTTATTTCACGCACTTACTTAGCAAACCGTGATCCAAAATGATAGACCCTATCACCGCCTTTGCGACTGCCCAAGCCGCGATAAAGGGGGTGCAGGCCGCTATCAAGATGGGCAAGGACATCCACGCCATTGGCGGGGAGATGATGAAGTTTTTCGAGGCAAAGGACATTGTCCAGAGGGAAGCGTCAAAGCCTAAGAGCAGTTTTGCTAAGTCGGATACAGCGCAGGCGTTTGAGATAGTGATGCAGGCCAAGCAGTTGGCAGATGCCGAGAGAGAGTTAAACAATTGGATGGTGATGAGTGGCCATGCAGACCTTTGGCAGCAGCTACTGGTAGAAAGAAACAACATCATCCAAAAGCGCAAGGTAGAGGAAATACTTGCAGAGAATCACGCCAAGAAGCGCAAGGCAGAGATTGATGATTTATTGACCTGGCTAATTGGTGGTGCGTTGATACTCCTACTGCTAGGTCTTTGCTTTTGGTGGCTAACACTTTTGACGGGGAAGTAAATGAGTGAGGAAAAAATTCAGAACATGGAAGCCAAAGGGCAACTGATTGAAAAGATCACGTTTGCTTTATTGCCATTGTTATTCTCCTGCGTGG